GACTCGTTCTTTGCATCTGTTTATCCTACTATTACTTCTGGTAAACAAACAAAGGTCATCATAGTTTCTACGCCACACGGTATGAATCATTTCTACCGTATGTGGCACGATGCTGAAAAAGGTAAAAATGAATATGTCTTCACTGACGTTCATTGGAGCGAAGTTCCTGGACGCGATGAAGAGTGGAAAAAGCAAACAATTGCAAACACATCTGACCAACAGTTTAAAGTTGAATTTGAATGTGAATTTTTAGGTTCGGTCGATACTCTTATTGCTCCAAGTAAACTTAGAACCCTCGTCTACGATGCCCCGAAGACCCGTAGCGCGGGTTTGGATGTTTATGAAGACCCAGTAGAGAATCACGATTACTTGATTACTGTGGACGTTGCTAGAGGGGTTGGAAACGATTACTCTGCGTTTGCAGTGATGGATATTACTCAGTTCCCCCACAAAGTCGTTGCTAAGTACCGAAATAACGAAATCAAACCGATGCTGTTTCCAAGTATAATACACGAAGCAGCATCTGCATATAATAGTGCTTATATTCTATGTGAAGTAAATGATGTTGGAGATCAAGTAGCAAGCATTCTTCAGTATGATTTAGAATATAACAATCTTTTGATGTGCTCTATGAGAGGTAGAGCAGGTCAAATTGTTGGCCAAGGATTTTCTGGCAAGAAAACTCAACTTGGAGTTAAGATGTCCAAAACTGTTAAAAAGGTCGGATGTCTCAATTTAAAGACTATGATCGAAGAGAGTAAATTGTTGATAAACGATTATGAAATTATTAGCGAACTTACAACTTTCATTCAAAAACACAATTCATTTGAAGCAGAAGAGGGTTGTAATGATGACCTTGCAATGTGTCTCGTAATTTATGCTTGGTTGGTTGCACAGGATTACTTTAAAGAACTTACCGATCAAGACGTTAGAAAAAGATTGTATGAAGAACAAAAAAATCAAATTGAACAAGATATGTCTCCTTTTGGTTTTATTTCAGATGGACTCGATGATTCAAGTTTTGTAGATGCTGATGGAGATAGATGGCATACTGATGAATATGGTGATAGAGCATATATGTGGGAGTATCTTTCTTAATGGAACTCGATAAGCAAATACGATTAGGTCATTTGCTGCTTGCAGACAGAAAGTGTAGAGTGTGTGGAGAAATGAAAAATTTAATTGATGGGTTTTATCAAACTCGTAAGGATAGAGGTCCAGTGGCATCTTCCTATTCGTATGAATGCAAAGAATGCACTATAAAACGGATTGTTTTAAGTAAAATGCAAACAGGGATTTTTGATAAATGGGAATATCCTGACTGGTAGAAAATTCACGTCACGTTTCCCCCGTGTAAAGTAAGTTTTTAATAAATATTTTTTAGATAAACTGAGATTTTACGGAGAAAAAAATGGCGACTCCTCAATTATCTCCTGGGGTACTAGTCAGGGAGGTTGATCTAACGGTAGGAAGAGCTGATAATGTATTAGATAATATTGGCGCGATTGCAGGACCCTTCCCTATCGGACCTGTTGATTACCCTATTGATATTGCAACCGAACAAGATTTAATCAATGTATTCGGTAAGCCCATTTCAACAGACGCTCAATATGAGTATTGGATGAGTGCTTCATCCTACCTCTCATATGGTGGCGTACTTAAAGTTGTTAGAACAAGTGGTTCATCACTAAACAACGCAAATGCTGGTGTTGGAATCGCTTCAACAACTTCACTTAAAGTAGATAACTACGACGATTATACAAACAATCATTCTGAAGGAACCAACTTCACATATACTGCAAAGAACCCAGGTTCTTGGGCAAATGGTTTAAAGGTTTGTTTCATCGATGATTTAGCAGACCAAACTATAGGAATTACGACAACCAGTTTAGTTGCTTTGGGCGCTACGGTTGGATATGGAGTCACTGTTGCATTAACAAATGCAGTTATCGCTGGATCTGGTAGCACTTCAACCTTTACTGGATATCTCAAGGGTATCATTACTGGAGTTACAACTGATTCAACCAACTCAAATAGCACAATTGATGTAAAGATTTTTTCTAGAGTTTCTAGTGCTGGAACTGAAACAAAAATCGATTATGCTCAGGGTTCGACAATAGCAGCTTTCTCTGCTTCAGACTCAATCAAATTTATTAACAACTCGGGAACTCAATCAGGATCCGCCACGGTTGCTTCTGTTTCTGACTGGTACGACAATCAAACTCTGGGTCTAACCAACACAACAATTTATTGGAAGTCCATTGCACCAAAACCAACATCTAACAGATACTCTCTGGATAGAAACGGCAAGAATGATGGATTACACGTTGTAGTTGTTGATGATCTTGGAACCATCACTGGAAACCAAGGAACACTTATTGAAAAGCACATTGGTCTTTCAAAAGCACTTGATTCTGTATCTGCAGTAAATTCACCACAAAAAATCTGGTACAAAAATTATCTTGCAGATTTCTCGACTCAAGTTTATGCAGGAAACAATCCCTCAAGTGCTGCAGATGCTTATTGGGGAACTGCTCCAAGAGCAACTGGATTCTCAACCGCATTCACGGCAAATACAACAGCACAAGGTCTGTGGGGTCAAAACGCACAGGATATAACATTCAGTGCGATCGGAAACAAAACTTATACCTTAGGTGGTGGTGTTGATTATTCTTCTGCTGGTGGAATGAAGGCAACACTTGGTGATCTAACCACTTCATATGGGTTATTCTCCAACAAAGATGAAGTTCAAGTTGATTACTTGATTATGGGTCCAGGTTTAGACGGTCAAGCAGATTCCCAGGCAAAAGCACAATACTTAATTTCTGTTGCTCAACAAAGACAAGATTGTATCGCAACAGTTGGTCCTCATAGAGCAGATTTGGTTGGTATTACTAACACCACAACTCAAACTACAAATCTAATTAAGTACTTCAGTTCACTTTCCTCTTCATCATACGCAGTGTTTGATAGTGGATATAAGTACACTTATGATAGATTCAACAACAAGTTTGTTTACATTCCTTGCAACGCTGATGTTGCTGGTCTAATGACTCGCACAAACATTGTTGCTTATCCTTGGTTCTCGCCTGCAGGACAACAAAGAGGCATTCTAAACAATGCTATCAAACTTGCATATAATCCATCCAAGGCACAAAGAGATCAACTCTATCCACTGAGAATCAACTCGATTGTTACTCAACCAGGAACAGGAACTCTTCTGTTTGGCGATAAGACTGCTCTCACATATGCATCTGCCTTTGATAGAATTAACGTTCGTCGCTTGTTCCTTACAATTGAACAAGCACTTGAAAGAGCTGCTCAGGCACAACTCTTCGAACTCAATGATGAACTGACAAGAGCAAACTTCAAGAACATTGTTGAACCATACCTCCGCGATGTTCAGGCAAAGAGAGGACTGTATGGATTCTTAGTTGTATGTGATACATCAAACAATACTCCTGATGTGATTGATAATAATGAATTTAGAGCAGACATTTACCTGAAGCCTGCCAAGTCTATCAACTATGTAACCCTAACCTTCGTTGCTACACGTACTGGTGTTAGCTTTGAAGAGGTAGCAGGTACAGTTTGATTTTAATTACAAAACAACAAGGAGGATCTAAAAATGGCACACAGTATTCAGGATTTTAAAACAGTACTCAAGGGTGGTGGCGCTCGTCCTAATCTATTTGAAGTTGTTCTGACTGATTTCCCTGGTGGAGCAGAATTTGATGCTAACGAATTCTCTGTATTATGCAAAGCAGCAAACCTGCCCGCTTCAAACATTGCATCAATCGACGTTCCTTTTAGAGGAAGAATCTTCAAGGTAGCAGGTGACAGAACATTTGATACTTGGACTATCACCGTTATCAACGACGAAGATTTCAAGATCAGAACTGCAATGGAAGCGTGGATGCAATATGTTGGACAATATGCAGATGGCAGTGGTTCAACTAATCCAAATGATTATATGAGAGATGTTCTCGTCAAGCAATTGAAGAGACTTCCAAGTGCTACTGGTGGAAACAATGCGGTTGGTTTAGGACTCGAAGTTGCTAAACAGTACAAGTTCTACAGCATCTTCCCAACCAACATTTCTGCAATTGATCTTTCATATGACACTGCAGATACGATTGAAGAATTCACCGTAGAATTCCAAGTTCAGTACTGGACTCCATATACGGGCGAAAACTGATCTAATAAATAGTCCCAAGACTAACGGTTAAAAAATAAATTATGTCAAAATTGTTTGGATTCTCTATAGAGGATAGCGAACCATTATCTCCAGGTGTTGTATCTCCCGTTGCTCCTAATAACGAGGACGGGAGTGATTTTTATCTAACTAGTGGATTTTTTGGTTCATATGTAGATATTGAAGGCGTATATAGAACAGAATTTGATCTTATCAAAAGATATCGTGAAATGGCACTTCACCCAGAGTGTGATAGTGCTATTGAAGACATTGTAAACGAGGCAATTGTAAGCGATACAAACGATAGCCCAGTTTCAATCGAACTATCAAATCTTAATGCTAGTGATGGTATTAAGAAAAAAATTAGAGAAGAATTTAAACACATTTTAGAACTACTAGATTTTGATAGAAAGTCGCACGAAATTTATAGGAATTGGTATGTTGATGGAAGACTTTATTATCACAAAGTCATTGATTTAAAAAATCCCCACGAAGGAATTCAAGAACTGAGATACATCGACGCAATGAAAATGCGTTATGTTCGTCAACAGAAAAAGTCTGAAAGAGATAAGCAGATTTACAGACTTGCAGGTGTCAATGTTGATGATCCGATGGATTATGAATTCCCCGAAATCGAGGAATATTTCATCTATAATCCAAAGATGACTTATCCAACCACCAATCCATCATCTCTTGGTGGTACGGGTGGAATCAAATTCTCAAGAGATTCAATCACATATTGCACTTCTGGATTGGTCGATAGAAATAAAGGATCAACTCTTTCATATCTCCACAAATCAATCAAGTCTCTCAATCAACTTCGTATGATTGAAGATAGTCTTGTAATTTATAGACTATCTCGTGCTCCCGAAAGAAGAATCTTTTACATCGATGTTGGAAATCTTCCAAAGGTAAAAGCAGAGCAATATCTTCGTGATGTGATGATGCGTTATAGAAATAAAATGGTCTATGACGCTAACACTGGCGAAATTCGTGATGATAAGAAGTTTATGGCAATGTTAGAAGATTTCTGGCTTCCTCGCCGTGAAGGTGGTAGAGGAACTGAAATCTCTACACTTCCTGGTGGACAAAATCTTGGAGAAATTACAGATATTGAATACTTCAAGAAAAAACTCTATCGTTCATTGAATGTTCCACCATCGAGAATGGATGGAGAAGGTGGGTTCAATCTCGGTCGTTCATCAGAAATTCTTCGTGATGAAGTTAAATTCAGCAAGTTTGTTGCACGTTTAAGAAAGAGATTCTCTTATATGTTCAATGATATGTTGAAGACTCAACTTATCCTTAAGAATATCATCACTCCAGAAGACTGGCAGAAAATGGATGAACATATTCAGTATGATTTCCTTTATGATAATCACTTTGCAGAACTTAAGGATGCAGAACTTCTAAATGAAAGATTGAATATGGTTCAAGTTGCAGAACCTTATGTTGGTAAGTATTTCTCTCAAGATTATCTAAGAAGAAAAATTCTTCGTCAAACTGATGAGGAAATTTTAGAACAAGATAAATTGATTGAAAAAGAAATTAAAAATGGTGTTATAGCAGATCCAAGTGCGATGGCAATGGATCCAGCAACTGGTATGCCAATGGAACCAGGCCAACAACCTGCAGGTATGGATTTAGGGCAACCAGTAATGGAACCAAATCTTGATGCTCAAGGTGCTTCTACTGAGGCTGATGGCAAAGCAGTAGAAATGCCCAAGGGTGGCGAGATATAAATAAAGAAAATTACTTAGGTATTAACAATGGATGATCTTTTAGATATGATTGCATCTGATGAGTCCCCCTCTCAGATCAGCGACAAGATTAAAGAACTTCTTTTTGCAAAATCTGCAGAAAAAATTGATACTGTGCGCCCAGAAGTAGCAGCAACAATTTTTGTAGGTGCTGAAGAAGAGTAATGGATAATGGCAGATTTATCGGACTTTTTTAAATTAGTAGCGGAAGATAAAAAGAAAAAGAAAGAAGAGTTTGATGCCATTGTTGGAGATTTAGATTTAAATTCTATCTTCGAAGGAGTGACAACTCTAAAGAAGAAAACTAAAATTAAGAAAAAGAAAGAAGAAAAAACTTTAGAAGCATTTGAAAATTGGTTGTATTCCGATAAAGTAAAGGAACAACCAATAGGAGAAATTCAAGAAGTTGTAGAAGACGTTATTGAAGAAGTTCAAGAAATAGTAGATAACATAGCGCAAGAGCACAAAAAAGAATCGAATTATTTACCCGAAATTATTCTATTCGAAGAAAATGAAAACGGAGAAGTTGTAGAACAAAGAAAAGAACCAACACTGATAGAAAAATCTTTAGGACTTCTTGCAGAACCATCAAACGTCAAAGTTCAAAAAGACCCTCTTACACCATTAGATCAGAACTTTGCAACACTTGAAGATCTCCAAAATCACTATCGTCTTTTTATCAATCGCATTCAACAACAACTTTCAACATTAGGTGGTGGTGGTGAAACTCGTCTCGAATTTCTTGATGACGTTGACAGAGATACTGCAAAAACAGATAACTATTTTCTTCAATATGATCAAACGATTAATAAGTGGATAGGAACAGATAATGGATCAACATTAAGTGGAATTGTAACATATATTGATGCTGGCCCAAATATTTTTGTTTCATCCCACGTCGGCATTGTAACTATTACTGGAATTGGACTGACTATTGGGGATGCTCCACCTGCAGATCCAGTAATTTATCCACTTTGGTGGGATAGTACTGTTGCAAAACCATATCTTTATTATAATGATGGAGATAGCACTCAATGGGTAGAGTTTGCTCCGGGATGTGGTGGTGCTGGAGGTGGTGGGGGAGGAGGTGACACTCAACAAGATTTAAATACAACTTTAGGATTTGGAAATACTTCCAGTCTTGGAATGTCGGTTGGGGTTGTCACTGCAACTTCATATTATGGTAATGGTGCAAATCTAAGTGGAGTTGCTACTTATATTGTTGCAGGAACTGGTATTGATGTATCAGCAAACACTGGATATATCACCATCAGTGCTACAGGTATTGGTAGCACAGGCGTATCGCAATTAAATGCAAATTGGAATGCGGTTACTGGAGTTACATCAATTTTAAATAAACCAACTATTCCAGCAGCACAAGTTAATAGTGATTGGAATGCAACAACTGGTATTTCGTCAATTCTAAACAAACCAACGATTGTTAATCAAATTATTGCAGGAACTGGTATAACTATCTCCCCATCTAGTGGAGTTGGTACAGTTACCATTAGTTCAACTGGTTTAGGAACTGCAACAAGATATTATGGGGCTTATTCAGACACAACAACACAATCTTGTCCTGGAATTGGCGTTACAACTACAATGCTTCTCAATAGTGTTGATGGACAAAGTGGATTTACTTTAGCGAGTAATAGTAGAATTACCTCTACTTATGGTGGAGTTTATAATACACAGTTTTCAGTTCAGTTGGATAAACCCTCTGGAGCAACTGGACATATTTGGATTTGGTT